TAATAAAGAGAAATAATACTAAGCCGTTGGCGTTAGTCGATGCAGAGTATTTTATTAAACTCCACAATAAGGAACAAAATGTCAGCGAATGAAATATGGGATTACAAAGGAATGTTTTGGGATGATGTTAATAAAAGATTTTACAGGTGGCACGAATTAAAACTCTTATTACAAGAGAGGGAATTAAAAAAGAAAAATGAAACTAAACAAAATTAAAAACATAGTAAGCAGTCTTGCTCCAACACTAGGCGCAGCTATAGGCGGGCCACTAGGCGGACAAGCTGGTCAAATACTTTCTACAGTTCTAGGTGTAAAAAACAATCCAGTAGAAATAGAAAAGGCAATGCAAAATATAACCGCAGATCAAATGATTGAACTAAAAAAATGTGAAAAAGAATTTGAAGTTCAAATGAAAGAATTAGATGTAGATATCTTCGCGCTTGAAGTAGACGATAGAAAAGATGCTAGATCTAAATTTTCAGGCGATTTAACACCCACTATATTAGGTGTTTTATCTATGGCAGGTTTTATGAGTTATATCTTTTATATAACAGCTTTTCCTATTCCAGATACCAGCGATGATATCGTCATGCTTATTATTGGTTCTTTAACTGGTATAGCTACAGCAGTTATATCTTTCTATTTTGGTGCTAGTAATAAGGATAAAAAATGAGCGAATGGAAAAACTTTAGATTAGAAGAGTTTGCTTGTAAGCATTGTGGTGAAAATAAGATTGAACATGAGTTAATAGATAAGTTACAATCGCTTAGAGAGGACTTAGGTTTTCCATTTGTTATCACTTCAGGTTACAGATGTTCAGAACATCCAGTTGAAAGTAAAAAAAGTAAACCAGGTACTCACAATTTAGGCATCGCAGTTGATATTGGTTGCAGCCACAAACAAGCATTACAAATAGTATCCGCAGCAGAGGGTTACGGATTTACAGGAATTGGAGTTAATCAAAAAGGCAATGGAAGATTTATACACCTCGATATCAGCAAGGCTGAAGCTAATCGTCCAAGGCCTCATATCTGGAGCTATTGATTTCTAATGGAACTTTCATTCTATGTAGTTTGGAATATGCTTGTAACTTTGGTTATCGCACCATTGTTCTACTCCATACGCAAAAATGAAAACGAAGCAAAAAGAATTGATATATTAGTGAATAAAACAAGAGAAGAAATAGCTAGAGACTATGTGACTAGAAATGCTCACAATGTTGAATATTCAAGATTAATGGACAAAATAGACAAACTTGATGCTAAAATAGATAAACTAATAACTTAATAAATATGGCGTTCGGAATAAAACCAACACAAACAATGGCAGGGCCAGTCGCAACTGGCCAATCATATGCACAACAAATAGCTGGTGGTATGCCAATGGAACAAGTCATTGCACCAGGCGTTAGTTATTCCCCTGAACAAGCTGGTGGTTATACACAAAAAGATTTAGATATGATAGCAGCAGGCCCAGCACCAGTTATGCCAGTCGCTCCCACCAAAGGAACTCCATTTGCGCCCAACGAAGGTTTTGTGCAAATGCCAAGCGCACCTCAAGGCGTGGCTCAACCAACAAGATTTATGCCTTTCTTGCAAGATTTAGATTTTAGTGGTTTGCCAAGGTATGAAGATATTAGAGATATTAGAGGTGTTGAAGATATTACACCAACATTATTTGATATTGATGTAGAAGAAATACTTAAAGATATAGACACAGAAAAATTTGAAGACATAGATTTAACGGGTGTTGATATACCATCAATAGCACCAGTTATGCCTACAGCTCCAGTAATACAACAACCAATAACACCATCAATACCACAAGTTCCTGTAATGCCGCAAGTTCCTGTCATGCCTACAGCACCAGTTTTTAAAGAACCAATGCCATTTGTTCCAGAAATACAAAACATACCCATGAACTTTACTGGATTACCTCAAATGCCAGTAATGCCAAATATTCCAGTCATGCCTGAATTACCAATTGTGCCACAACCGATAGTGCCACAACCAATTCAGCCAATGAACTTTACTAGATTATCTAACTTACCAGTTTCTAATTTTGTCCAGCCTAGCGTTGAAGAGATTGTATCTCCAATTAGCAGAAGCAAAACATTACCACAAACATCAAGAGGATTATTTAGTTTATAAATGTCAGTCACACACGAAGAAGTAGTTAAAGCAGCAGAAGCCGAAAGAATTTTAAATTCTGATGTCTTTAAAGAAGCAATCGAAAATCTTAAAAACGAATACATAACTCATTGGTTAAACTCTCGCGGAATTGATGATGTTGCGGTTAGAGAAGACTTCCACAGATCCTTGTTACTTCTTCCTGAAGTAGAAAGACATCTACGCATCATGGCTGAGAAAGGCAAACTCACAAAAGCCAACATAAACAAAATTCGTAACATAGCCTAAAACTTTCCCTTTTATACATTATTGGTTTAAAATATCCCTAAATACAAAATAGGAGTATTTTATGAGCAATAACGGAAAACCGACTGCTTTACAAACCGAAGGTGAATCAGCTACCGCAGCGTTTGAAAGTTTCTTAGCCCCCGAAGAGGATACGCAAGAAGAAGCAGTCATAGAGGAAGCTGAAAGCATTGAACCTGAGATCAATGAATTAGAAGAACAAGACGAGGAATATACCGAAGAGCTTGTCGATGAAGAAGAACTCGAATTTGATGACGAAGATGGTGAAGAAGAAACGGAAGTTGAAGAGTTAGAAGAGCAACCCGTCTACAGAGTCACAGTTGATGGCTCAGAGATAGAGGTCACGCAGGACGAACTCATTAATGGTTATTCACGCCAACAAGATTATACGAGGAAGACACAGGAACTTGCCAATCAAAGAAAAACGATTGAGCAACAAGCCCAAGAGCTTTCTCAAAGAGATGCGATTTACGCACAGTTGTTACCGAAGATGGAAGCCCAATTAAAGGGTGAATTGGTAAACGAACCAGATTGGGATAGTTTATACAATGATGATCCGATAGCATTTGTACGCGAAAAACAAATCTGGGATGAAAAGAAAGAAAAGCTAAAAGCTGCTGAGGCTGAACAGCAAAGACTTCAACAAGAAGCCTACGCAAAACAGCAAGAGCAAATTGCACAACAAGTGCAAGAAGGTCAGCAAAAAATTCTTGAAATCATACCAGAATGGAAAAATGCAGAGGTTGCTCAAAAAGAGAAACTAGCAATTCGCGACTATGGTATTAATGTTTTGGGGTATTTGCCTCAAGAAATGGATGCAATTTATGACTATCGTGCTTTACTTGGTTTAAGAAACGCATGGTTAAACTCTAAAACAGTTGAAGCCACGAAGAAAAAACCAACACAAAAAGCACCTGCAAGAGTGGCCCGACCTGGAACAACTACCAGAAAGAAAACAGTAGCACCAGCGAAAAGAGCAAAACAGGTTTTAGCAAAAACTGGAAAAGTCCAGGATGCTGCTAAAGTTTTTGAACAATTTTTAAAATAATTTTATAGGTAATTATAATGGCTAAAGTAACAAACGCATTTGATACATACAGCGCGACTTCAGACAGAGAAGATTTAAGTAATATCATTTACAACATCTCTCCAATGCAAACTCCGTTTATGTCTTCAATTGGAAAAAGAAATATTAATAATGTTGTCTTTGATTGGCAAACAGAAGCTCTAGCGAGTCCAGTATCAACAGGTGAATTAGAAGGTTTTGAACTTTCAAGATCAGCCGCAGTTGCAACTACTCGTGTTAGCAATGTTGCTATGATTTCAAAAAGAGACGCAACTGTATCAGGCTCACAAGAGTCTTCAGACCCTGCTGGTAAGAGATCAGAAATGGCTCACCAACTAGCTATCATGTCTAAAGCTCTTAAGAGAGATATGGAAGAAGCTCTTTGTCAAAAGAATGGAAAAACTACTGGTAATGCGACAACTGCTCGTAAGACTGGTGCTTTTGAATCTTGGGTAAAGTCTAATGTAAACAACGCAGCAGGATCAACTCCTACTGGCGGCGGAACAGCTCCAACAGACGGAACTCAAAGAGCTTTAACAGAAACTCTTTTAAAAGATGTTTTACAATCTTGCTTTGAGAATGGTGGCGAACCATCAATAGCAATTTGTGGCCCACATAACAAACAAGTTATCTCTGGTTTCACAGGCAGATCTCAAGCAAGACAATTTGTTGACGCTAATACTGTTGAAGCATCAGTATCTATCTACTCATCTGACTTTGGTGAACTCAAAATCGTTCCATCAAACAGATCAAGAGAAAGATCTTTACTGTTGGTTGATCCTGAAATGGCAAAAGTATCTTACTTGCGTGATTTCAAAACAGTTGACATTGCAACAATAGGTGATGCAGTCACTAAAATGATCGTTGTTGAGTATGGATTAGAAGTATCCAACGAGGCAGCTCATGGAGCAGTAGTTGATTTAACAACCTCATAAGCTCTGGGTTAATAACCTTAAAGGGATGTTTCGGCATCCCTTTTTTTTGTGTTAAAATTCTTGCATGGCTAAAAGAACTGTTATAGATCACAAGACTGGTTTTACCAATGAGTTTATTACTGAAGATAACAAAGACATCTATCACACAACTCAAGACCTAAATCCTGTAATAGAGCATTGCAAAATGCTTGCAGAACATAAACCAGGTAAAGATCTTCGCCATGTGGCAGAAGTGCCATTGATTGTATATCAAAGAGCGTGTCGAGAAGGATGGGCTAATGATATGAAGCAATGGAAAAAATGGTTAAATAAATCAGACAATAAAGTTTTTAGAACATGGCAAGGTAAACTATGACATACGCAGAATTGAAATCTAATATCGCAAGTTACTTAAATCGTTCAGATTTAACAGATGTAATTGATTCATTTATTGATAGCACAGAGGCAGAATTTAACCGCAGATTAAGAGTTAAGGGCATGATTAAAAGAGCAACTGCAACTCTTACAGGTCAATACCTTGCAGTACCAACTGATTGGTTAGAAGCTATAAACTTACAAATTGATGGTGGTGATTTCTCGCCATTGTTTCAACAATCCATAGAATCCATGGATGTGTATAGAAAAGCCAATGACAATGTAACAGGGCAACCAATTTATTTTGCATTGGTAGATGATTCAATTGAATTTGCACCTACCCCAGACGGAAGTTATACAGTACAATTAACCTACTACGGAAAGATAGATGCGTTAAGCGATTCTAATACGAGTAACTTTTTATCCACAGGATATCCAGATGCTTACCTTTATGGATCACTAAAACACGCTTCTATCTATTTAATGGAAGATGAACGAGTGCCATTATTTACAGCACAGTTCGAGAAGGCTTTAGAAGAAATGAGACTAGAGCAAGAAAAAGCTGAGTTCTCTAAAGGTTCTTTAATGCAAAGAAGAAGAACTTACGGAAAACGCAGTAAAGATATTTATTATTTTGGTAATAACTAGGAGTATAAAAAATGGCTGGATTTAGTGATTATTTAGAAGACAAGGTACTTGACCATGTATTTGGCGGTACTGCTTATACAGCACCAACAACACATTATGTTGCTTTGTATACAGTAGCACCTACTGATACTGGCGGTGGTACTGAAGTAACAGGTGGAGCTTATGCAAGACAAACCTCTACTTTTAATGTCTCAGGCACATCCCCTACAACAGCGACAAACGCAGCAGCAGTTGAATACCCAACAGCTACAGCCAATTACGGAACTGTAGTTGCAGTAGGTATTATGGATGCATTAACTAGCGGCAACTTACTTGCCTACGCAAACTTAGATACATCTAAGGTTGTAAGTTCTGGTGATGTATTCAGATTTGATGCTGGTGATTTAGACATCACATTAGCTTAATACCATGGCCTCAGTAGGCTATGGCTCATATAACTACGGAATTGCCGCTTATGGCACTCCGCAGTATCAGGAAGCATCCGCAACAATAGCACAGACATCAGGCGCATCTGCAATAGGCAGACAGCTTGATCGTGGTGTTGCAACCATTGCACAGACATCTGGTATGTCTGCAATCGGCAGACAGGTAGATCGAGGATCTTCAACCCTAGCACAAACCAGTAGCATGACTGCTATTGGCCATAGAGTTCATTTTGGTTCTAGCACAATAGCACAGACTTCCAGCATGAGTGCTGTAGGTCGACAAATAGATCGTGGTGTTGTCTTAGGCCCAGCAGTATCAAACATGACTGCAACAGGTCGATACACCATAGCTGCATCAGCAACCAGTGCAGAGACATCAGACTTTACAGCTATTGGTAGACAGATCGATAGGGGCAAAGTAACAGGTGGTATTCCTGGTCAAGAATTAAGTGGATTTTCAGCAAGTGGTGGTCTAAAATGGGAAGTGATACAGAATCCTGACACTACATGGACTCAATTAACAAAAGAACAAGCGGCATAATAATATGGCAGATACATTTACAACGAATTTAAACTTAACAAAACCCGAAGTCGGTGCATCTACTGATACCTGGGGCGGAAAATTAAACACTGACCTCGATACTTTAGATGGTCTTTTTGCAGATGCAGGAAACGGAACAAGTGTGGGCCTCAATGTTGGCTCTGGTAAAACTTTAACAGTTGGTGGTACTTTAACCTCAACTGGATCAGCTAGTTTTACAACCATTGATGTTAATGGTGGTGCAATTGATGGTGCACCCATTGGTGCTAACTCAGCATCAACTGGAGTCTTTACAGTCGCAACTGCATCAACTTCAGCAAAAATTACACAAGTAGCAATCACCTCAAGCTCTAACGCAGTAGCTTGGGATTCACAAGCAGCAGCCAATGCTTTTTATGCAACTACAGAAAATACAACTTTCTCAGCACCAAGTAATGCTGTAGAGGGTGCAATCATTTCTGTGGAAATAGCACAAGGCGGAACACCTTACACAGTAGCCTGGAACACAGTATTTGAGTTTGCTGCAAGTACAGCACCAACTGTTACAGCTGCCGCAAACAAAACTGACATCTTTAGCTTTAGATACAATGGATCAGTCTGGCAAGAAATTGGTAGAGTTCAAAACCTAGCACAAACTTAATATGGAAACGCTACAGCGTACAGCAAATAGAGGAAGCATATCTACTGGCTTTGATATTGATAACTCTTGTAAGTTCGAAGCTGATAATAGTGAGGAATTAAATTTTACTCCATCATCTAGTGGGAGCAATCAAACTTGGACTTTTAGTTGTTGGTTTAAACAAACAGAGTTAAATGCAACTGGAACTATATTTGGTCATTATACAAGTAGTGATAATCAAGCACTAGTTAGAAGACTTGATACAAACGAGTTTTCATTTAGATTGGTTAATGGTGGAACTGTACGAGAATTAAAAAGTGATATGCTTTTTAGAGACACTTCAGCTTGGTATCATCTAGTAGTAGCAGTAGATACAACCGATGGTACATCTACAAATAGAGTTAAAGTTTATGTAAATGGTGAACAAATTTCTTTAACAGGAACTTA